CGGGGATTTTTCCCCGTTCCGTTTTAATCTAGGTAATTTACTTGTTGACCGATTCGTTAACAGGTGGCATAAATAAATCAAGGCTGGTTGCAACAACCATGCCAATAACCAAACAGAAGGAACATTTAACCATGTTTGATTTAGTACCAAATGAAGATATACGAGGCACGTTTACTGTAGAGCATAACAACCCTTCTAATATAGATGTTTTTGTTAATCGCGGTTCAGTTCGACGGGTTCCAATTGAAGCAGTAATGACCAGAAACGTAGATATTGGGGCTGATAGTCCTGACTTAGTAGAAGTTTGCGAACCAGTACCAATGCCGGATTATTCAGCCCTGCAAAATACCGCAACGGGTGCAATCCTGAACACTAGACCAATTGGGAAGACTTATAACCTAGTGCCGCATGACCTCTTGTTTAGTCGTCAGGCTGAATTGCTGAATGAAACCGATTTGCCATTAAGCAATGTTAAGGTAGTTGATAGGGTGTATGACGACGGGCTTCGAGCGCATCGAACAATCCACTTTAATGACCTACAAACCACTATTGGGGATTCGTCGGATTCGGTTAATTGCCGGATGGACGTTTTTAATTCGGTTGATATGTCGTGGTCATTCCAAATCTTTAGTGGTGCCTATCGTGACCTCTGCCGCAATACGTTAGTATTTGGGGGTGAGAAGGCTTACCACCAAAAAGCAAAACACACTAAGAACTTGTCCCCAGATGCATTGATTAGCAAGGCGGGTGGCAGTCTGGAAATGTGGACAGGCCAGCGCGAAAAGATGAATCTTTGGGCGGGTGCCAAGTTTACAGATGAAGCTTTTGCCGAATTGCTGGCGAAATCCATTTGTTATAAATCCAGCCGAACAGTTGAGGCGGGGCAGGGTAATCCCGTGAATGAACGGCTGATGAATAACTTGCTTTATTTGTTCGACAAGGAAAAGAAAGAACTAGGTCAAACCATGTGGGCGGCATATAATGCTTTGACCCATTGGGCAACCCATACCAACGAGGAATGGACAGACCCAAAAACGGGCAGGGATTACCAGTCTGGACGCACAACTCAGAACGTTGCCAATGTCCAGCGAACCCGTAATGACATGGTGCGAACTGTTCTAGAAAGCCCTTGTTGGACATGGGCAGAAGAAAGGGCAGCAGCATAACATGGAAGCAATACTTTTATTATATCGGTCTGCGGTACTGATATTCTTAATACTTTTAATATCCGCATTTTTATCGTTTTAACCAATGGGCAAAGCCCAGAAAGAAACAAACCAATGTCTAATATTCCAGCAAAACTAGTCGCTGAATTTGCAACCATATCCAACCGAATAGAAGAGGCTATTCGTCAGGATGAGCGGCACAAGGTCTTAACTCAACTAGCAAAGGAACGAAAGGAACAGCTTGAAACCGCCGAATCTAAGCTTCTTCGGGCTGTTATGGGTTCGGTTCCAGACCCAGTAAAGCGCAGTACCAAGCTTGGCAAGTTATACCTTTGTCTGGCTAGTCGGCATTATGCAGTAAATCGTGATACGCTCGTCCGTCATTCCGGCATGACTTTAGGAAGTGTCCATAAAGGCATCCAAGAACTAAGGGACAGAGGTTATTCAATCCAATGCATCCGGCAGGGAAACAAACCGAAATATAAGCTGGTTGCATAACCTGAAATAATAGTGTAACAATATTGGGGACGGGGCGAACTTGTCCCCATTAACTTGTAAGAAGGAAACAAACCAATGATTAAATCAACTCTCAATATTACTGAAGAAACCTTTAGCGATGATGAAGCAAAGAAGCTTATTGTTATGACCAGTAGCGAACAGGCGTTCATCTTATCAATGGTGGAATCTCTGGAATCACAGGCCAGTAGTTTGAAAGACTTCCTGAAGTTGTCCGGCTTTGATCATTATCACTTTGGCACAGATAATCCGCGCACCGTTGCAAGGCTTCAGTTAACCTACAAGCCAGAAACAAACAGCGATGATTAAACCAAACCTATATCGTGTTGAGGGTAGCTATACCTATAAAGTAACGAAAAACATTCAGGCGTATTCCAGAGAAGAAGCCCTTGAACTTGCGTCTAATCACTCTGAAGCTTTGTGTGAATGGGATTCAATAGATAAGGATTCATACTCTGAAAAGGTTGATCGGGTGTTACTTCTCTAGACAATCTTTACTCTTTCCTCCCTGAACTTGACCCGCTTGGCTAGTCCGGCGGGTTCTTTTTTTGCCTGTTGTCTGAATGTGTCCAACGGGTTTGAATTGGCGGGATAATATGCGGGTGCGGTGTGGTGGTAATTACAGCGCAAATTTAACCGCGATCTGTCAATGAAAATAATTAAAGGGATGACAAATAAGACAACGCGGGCGCGTGTGCGGGCGGGTTATCCCGTTAGGATATATGGTGATCCGGTGGAAGCCCTTGGGTTCGGTGATGGGGAGAAAAATAAATATATTGTCGGTCAGGCGTACGCGAGGGCCACCCCACCCCCCCGGCATATGCTATGCAATGTCCCCATCGATTTTGTAGAAATATAGTTATCGATATGGAAAAGAAACAACCCCTTTGGGGTATCCCGGCGGGTAAACGAAAGAAACCCCCTACGCACAGGCGAAGGGGGGTGGTGTGGGTGTATTTCCCGGCAGGACTTAGTCCCATTGTACAGTCGAAATCACGTTTTGTCAAGAAAATTCCACAATACACCCCTCTTTTTATTTTTATTGTTGACTTGTAAGGATATAGTGGGTATACTTGTGTTGTGGGGCTAGATAAATCTAGCACATCCCGACAATTTTCCTCTTGACTTGTACCAACAGGGCGATGTAGGCTAATTAATCGGTCCCACAACTCTTATGAAAAGAGAAAATTCCATGTTTGAAGCATCCCTGCTCATTTGTTTAGTCGTTTCTCCTGAAACGTGCGTTCAATTAAGTGATACACGAGGCCCATACGAGACTGTAAAGGCGTGTGAAGCCCGAATAGACGAAATGGCAGAGTTCACAACATCAAGTCACCTGTTTGAATTGGACATAAAGTGGAAATGCAACAAGACATCAGGATTGAAAGTCAGGTTTTATGAACCTTCTACCTCAACAAAAACAAAAAGACCGACAGCTTACCCCACAACAGAACCAGTTTCTAGAACTTCTCTTTGAAAATGGTGGTCAGGTCACCGCAGCAGCGGTGGATGCAGGGTATTCCCGTGGGTCTGCTGCGTGGCTCAAGTCAACTTTAGCCGATGAGATCATCGAACGCACAAAAACCATCTTAGCTACCAACGCAATGAAGGCAGCTAACCGCGTGATCTCAACGATAGACAACCCCGCCCCAGAACGAGGTGACGATCTGCGCCTCAAAGCAGCCGAATCACTCCTCAACCGTGTCGGTGTAGCAAAACAAGAACAAATCAACCACAATGTAACCGCAATACACGGAGTAGTCCTGCTACCCCCCAAGAAAGAGGTCGTGATCGATGGCACTTGATGAAAAAGATAAACGTAGAGCCAAAATTAAGAAACTAGTTGGCAGAGGGGCTGTAAAAATAACAGCAAAGAATAAGAACCTGCTTAGTGATAGACAGTTAAAAAGATACGAAGATGCTAAAGATCAACAAAATGTTGTGTATCTTAAGGGTAAGAGACTTTACGAATTTGATTCTGAAACTAGCAGACCAGTGGAAAAGGTAGGAATGCTCAAAGCAGGTGGCGCAAAAATGCGGGGTGGGCAAGAAGCTGTAGATGAATTACAAAAAGAAAAACGGATAAAAGCTAATCTTGATAAAAATAGATTTGTAAAACTACGCAACCCACGAAGCCCTACTGATAGTTCTATGTCAGGAAAAGCCTATTCTACCGCTCTAGGTATGAGTTTACCCCGAAGAAAACCTCGTCGCGCTGCAACTCCAGCAGAAATGAGGAAGCTTGAAAAGAATGTTCGTGGTCGCAAGGCTGTAGGAAACAAGGATTAGATCGATGACATTACCAATTAAAAGAACAGCAAAGAATAAAAAAGAATACGAGAGCTATAGTGAACGCCTAAAAAGGAAAGTTGCTGCCGATAAAAAGTTTGAGGAATCTATAACTGATGGTGAAATGAACAGGTCGGCTCTTAAAGCATTAAAAGAGGTTTTTCCAAAGGGATTAGGAAACATCGTATTAGGCACTATTCAGAGCTTAGTGGACAAAGAAGGTGGAAAGGCCCGTATGAAAAGAGGCGCAAAAAGTGTTGACACTTCCAGTGCTACATCACAAAGAATGGATATTAAAGAGGAACGAGCTAGAAAAGCACATAACAAAAAATTCTACCCAAAGAAGAAAAAGACGAAGGCTGAGAGGAGTAACAGCAAGTTTAGGTTATCAAGAAATATTTATAAAAAAAATGTTCGTGGTCGCAAGGCTGTAGGAAACAAGGATTAGTGCGATGCGTAGTGATCGGGAGATACTTAAAATAGCTAACGAAGATATAACCAGACTTACTAACGATGAATTTGACCGCTATCAAGTATTGAGAGAGATGCCTGTCGAAGAAAGATACAGCAGGAATAAGATGGCTCACGGTGGAAAAGCATCTCGTGGTAGACAAGCAAGTGAATCAGCCGAAACCCACTAAACGCACCTACAATCTATCTACCGCTGAACGTGCGCGAAGAGCAGCCCAGAAGAAGCTGCGCGAAGCAAAGAAGAAAGCCCAACAAGCCACAAAGAAGGCAGAGACGAAACGAAAGAAAGCCCGTGATCTTGAAAGCACTATTGGACGAGTTGAGAAAGCTATCAAGGGAGCGGATACAACAGTCATCGACATGGGAGATATCTCCGTTCTACCCTCGTCCGTTTCCGATCTTGTGGGAGATTCCGAAGTTGTTTTTAAACCTAATCTTGGCCCTCAAGAGGAGTTTCTTTCGGCGGGTGAAAGAGATGTACTATATGGTGGTGCTGCTGGCGGTGGAAAAAGTTTTGCGTTACTTGCCGACCCTTTACGTTTCTGTCACAACCCTAATCATCGTGGTCTTCTTCTCCGGCGTACTCTCGACGAACTAACGGAACTGATTGACAAGTCACGCCAGCTATACACAAAGGCGTTTCCCGGAGCTAAGTTCCGCGAATCAAAATCAACGTGGCACTTTCCCTCCGGGGCTACAATCTGGTTTACCTACCTCGACAGAGACAAAGACGTTACCCGATTTCAAGGACAGGCATTTAACTGGATAGGCATCGATGAGATTACCCAGTACCCCACACCGTATGTGTGGGACTATCTGCGTTCTAGGCTTCGTGCCACCGATCCTGAACTTCAAGAACACCTGTACATGCGATGCACAGCCAACCCCGGAGGCGTAGGTGGCTGGTGGGTCAAGAAGATGTACATTGACGGCACTCCCGAAAACAAAGCATTCCCTGCTTTTGACATAGACACACGTAAAACGTTTGTTTGGCCCAGTGGTCACGAAAAGGCAGGTCAGCCGCTCTTCTTCCGAAAGTTTGTTCCGGCGCGGTTGACAGATAATCCCCACCTCATGGCTGACGGTCAATACGAGGCTATGTTGCGTTCGCTCCCGGATGTCGAACGGAAGAGACTTCTTGAAGGGGATTGGGATGTGGCAGAGGGAGCAGCCTTCCCAGAGTTCTCACGAGTGAAGCACGTAGTCGAGTCGTTTGAGTTGCCGACTAACTGGCCTCGCATACGAGCAGCCGACTACGGGTACTCTGCACCATCCTGTGTTCTCTGGGGTGCAATCGACTGGGACAACAATATTTGGGTATACAGAGAATTATACGCAAAACACTTGACAGCAGAGCAATTAGCTGATAGAATACTAGAAGCGGAACAACTTGACCCGTTACCTCACTACACCGTACTCGATTCTTCCTGCTGGAATAAGACAGGCTTTGGCCCGTCTATTGCGGAAGTTATGATGAGACAGGGAGTACGTTGGACTCCTTCTGATCGTAATCGTATTCAGGGCAAGATGGAGATACATCGTCGTTTGGCAGATGATCCATACACAAAGGAACCACGAGTCCGTTTCTTTTCGACTTGCCAGAACATCGTGAAACAAATAGCTGGTATACCTCTTTCCAAAACAAACAGCGAAGACGTAGATACCAAAGCTGAAGATCACGCATACGACGCTTTACGATACATGATGATGACACGAATGAGCGGATACGCTTCAATACACAAACAACTAGGCGCAATCAAGAACCACGTTCACAAGGTTCAAGACGAAGTATTCGGATACTAACATATGGCACTTAATCCTGAAACAGCTACCGCCCGTGAAGTTGCAGAACTGTATGCGACTGAGCAGAAACTATCTGTAGGTGCAAAAGCATACGGTAATATGGTTGCCAAGTATCTGGGAGATGTTGCTGATCAACCCGGATCAGCCATAGAAATATTTACTCCTGATACGGCTGGGGAAACAATTCTCTCCAAAACGTTTAAAAATTTAGACTTAGAAGTTGACAATCCAAAACAGTCGATGCAAGCCTTGCGTCAAGTAGGGTTGCGTATCGCTAGAGAAATTCCAGCTAACAGCAATATATTAGCATTTCTACCTGAAGAAAAACCTGATACACCAAAGAACGTAAAAATATTTGGTATCAAAGAACCAGCAAAGGCTGTATCAGAAGTATCTATCAAGACAGATGCCGCAACTATGCAAAACTTCTTTAGGCAAGTTGCAGAAATATCAAAAGACCCGAAACAAGAAGCTGCAGCTATGGCTGTGCTTTTTAACATGCAGAATGGTTTGCGACCTAACGCAGTAGCACAACTAAAAACTAACTCATACTACCCCGACACCCGCGCTATTTACATCTCAGCAGAAACAAAGGGAGCGAAGGGACGTAGAGTTAATGTGCCACTGAATGACATTGGAGATGCAATTCTTCAGGCCAGACTTCAGGATGGTAAAACATCTGGTGGTTACTTTTTTGTAAAACCAAATGGTAAGCCTGTTTCTTCTACGGATATGACTAACGTTCTTAAACAGGTAAAAATACCCGGACTTATATTTGACTCCGCAACAAATAAAACATTTGATAGTCTAGCACCAGAGGGTAAGGCTGGAGAAGTACCCGGAAAAAGGGGAGCCTCACTTCTCAGAAACTTGCACACTAAAGTTGCACAACGCAGTGGCATATCCTTTGAACGAATTGCATACCTGCAGGGTAGAAGCCTAAAGGCTGCTGCTGAAGGTTCTACAG